CTCGACGCCGAAGAGCTTTGTCGGCAAAGTAATGAGATCTTTAGAAAAGCGCGCAGAGGGGAGTTTCAATTCACCTCTCGAGTCAGCAGCGTAATCCACGCTGCCCGGCTGAAAATAGCTCGCGTCTTGGGTCCTGTACCCCGGATCTCTGATCTACGCCTTCGCTTCGGTCCTGGCGCCACACGTGGCACCAAACGAACGGATGCTTCTATTCGCCGCAAACTTGCGGAGAAGCTCCAGTGTAGCGAAGAACTCTCTTCAATGATTCCTTTCATTCTAGAAGAGTTGCCGCACTTAGTCGACATCCATTCGTCCCTTGACAGGGTCGATGAAGATGGCGAGGAGTGGGGCTTAGTTACGGTAGAAATCATGCCGTCTAAACTAAACTTCGTCCCCAAGAATGCAAAGACGCATCGGTCAATCAACGTCGAGCCTGGGCTGAACACTCTTGTTCAGCTTGCGATCGGCGATATTATGACTAAACGTCTCCTGGCATTCGGTATTGATACCTCCGACCAAACGCTTAATCAAAGGCGTGCCTTGGAGGGCTCATTAACCGGCGCTTTAGCAACGCTGGACCTTTCGTCCGCCTCAGATACCATCTCGCGAGAGTTGGTCTATGAGCTTCTTCCTCTTGATTGGGCTTGTCTTTTAGCCCGTGCGCGCTCTGCGCACATGCAACTACCCTCGGGAGAGATAGTTGTCCAAGAGAAATTCTCTTCGATGGGGAATGGTTATACTTTCCCTTTGGAGACTCTGATTTTCTGGAGTCTTGCCGCAGCATGCTGTCCCTGTGACAACGATGCTACGGCGTACGGTGACGATCTCATTGTACCAACCAATTGTTATAGGCCTCTTGTCGAGGTCCTCAATGCAGTTGGGTTCGTCGTGAATTTACAGAAGTCGTACCATACCGGAAAATTCCGGGAATCATGTGGTAAGGACTACTTTGGGGGAATTCCTGTGCGCCCCTGCTATCAAAAGCGGTGGGTGAGTGCACAGAGCCTTTTCGTCTTACACAATTTTTATGTGCGTGACGAACAATTCGATAGAGCTTCTAGAGTGGAGACCTATATCCACCCAGCTCTCCGAATCTATGGCCCCGACGGGTACGGAGATGGGCACCTTCTCGGAGATCATCCGAGAAGGCGACCAGCGAAGTACCAGTCACGCGGCTATAGTGGCTACTTCTTTGACTCGTTCACAACTCAGTCGAACGTGGATTACATCCCACTTTCGGACCGAGTCGAGTTTGTGGCGTCGCTTTATTCAATCTATCGCAGATCTTGCGAGACGATTGATTGGGTTCACCCCACAAGGGTTGGCCTAAGAAGGTTCCTCCGACCAGTTGATCTGGTCTACGGCCTTGACGTCGCTCCGCTCCCTTTGCCATCAGTAGATGGGGTTAAGGGGTTCCCGTTACCGGGTACGCGCGGTTATAAGAAGGTATCTATCTACACACTCAGG